GGATTCTGGATTTACATCGGACGATTCAATATATCAAACAAAAAACAAAACAACACGTTTAAATGAAATTGTTCAAATAACGCAATCTGGAAGCAACACAATATCTCCCGACGAAAGTCAGGTAACATCAATTGCTGCTGCTGCACCCACACCAGATCCATCATATCAAAACACCGGTGCTACATTTGCAGTGACAGATTATCAGAGCGTGTTAAATAAAAATAAAGATATAAATGTAATAACACCACAATTTATATCCACGATAATTAAAAATTTAAAGACTTTGAGTTATACTTAATATGACTGATACTAATTTTATACCATCTTATTCAACTTTAAACGGTATTTTTTTGGAAAATGATTCTGATGAATCATATGATATATTTTTAAAAAATATTGAATGTCAATATGAAAGATTAGAAACTATAGAAAATATAAATGAAGTCTTTCCAAACGGCAGTTTAATAGTTAGAGACACGAGAGATATAGTTACATTTATAAACTATAATTTAATTAATAAAATTAAATTTACTTTTATGGATGGTTTGACTAGAATTGTTTATATAACTTCTGTTACTTATCTTAATAATGCAGCCTCGGATACAGAAGAAAATTTTGTTTCTATAAATTTTTCAAATAATCTATACAAAAAGACACAGCAAACTGCTTTGTTGGATTTGTTGCCAAATTTATCACCTCAAGTATTTTTAATATCAGATTTTATTTCTCAAGCAGCAGGAGCAATGCAAACAGTTGCAAGAGTTGTAGATAAAACTTCAAATTATATGGTTTATAGGCCATTGACTGAAATAGATTCCAGAGTGCCCAGCCCAGCAGATAACACGATACAATACATAAATTATATTTCTAATTTTGCATGTGGTGAAAATAGTTGTGAACCCAGATATGTTTTTTGGACTAATTGGGCTGGAGAATTTGTATTTAAGTATTTTGAAAGAACTCCAGAAAACGATCCATATGGAACCGATGATTATATTGATTCTAGAACACTGAGGTATAAAATATACGATCAAGATAATCCATCCATACAATTTAGATCTTATGGTGATAAAGTTTATAAAAAAATTTATTATATGTGCACAGATCCAGCAGATCAATTCATATCAAAAAATTATTATTATTACAGAAAAACTCCCAAAATACTAGACACCACTCCAGTTGGAGTAGACGCATACGATCATTCAATACAATCATTGATGTATCAGTATCAAGATGAAGGTCAAAAATATAATATAGAATTGATTTCATCAAATAAAACAAATAATATGGTAGCCGGAGCAGATGAGATTATATGTGATACCCATTGGGGATACTATAATACATTTTCAAGTGCAAATAATACCCCAATAACAAATATTTCTGAAAAATTTGGAACAGAAAGTATATTAGTACAAGATTCTTATGTAGGAATTACTGGATATTTTCCATACGTAGACAATACACATATGTGGAAAATGATGTTTGACTTTACAGAAATACATCCAAATTATCCAGATGCCTCTGGATTTTTTGATAATACTATTGAAGGTGAGACGACATACCTACAAACGATATTGGACATCAAACAAACAGCATTTAACATAACACAAGAGTATAAAGAAAGTAAATTGGATTTAATAAGAAAAATAGAAAAAGAAAACTTTATAATGTATGCTTTGTGTTGTATGGCAAAAGAAGATCAATCTTTCTTCGCAATGCTTACAAGATATGAAAAAGATACCACATATGGTGCAGGTCTATCAGGTGGATCTGCAGTAGATATGTCATCTGTTGGTGGTTTTTCTGGTTCCACATATTCTCCTTACAGATATAAATGGGTTAAATTAAATTTTGATTTTCCATATGGATTAACTGCACCGGATGGAAATGTTTCGCCTTCTGGTGGAACTGCATATTATTTTCATAATATTGAAGCTTGGAAACCAGATGATTATGTAAAATCATCAGAAACGGTAGACGATACTTGGGCTATAAATTTAAATGAAAGAAGCGTTGCAAAGAATTACTTACCACCGGGCTGGTCACCAGCATCTTCTCTTCCATCTGGTTTTAATTGGAGACCAATTGGTGTTATAGAGGATTCATCTGGAAACTATAACAAAGATAGTGGAATAACTAGACACATTGTAAAAATGAATGCAGTTTCAGTATCAGATCTTTTGTTGGATTCAAAGCAATTAGTTCCTTCGCAGTACTTAGGAAAATATTTGTATTATTTTACAGCAACAAATATTGTTGATGGGAGATGTGTATGATTACTAGCGGGCAAAGAAAAGTTATAGGTTCAAATAACAATAAAAGTCCATTTTTAGCGATACAATCATATCCATCGTATGATTGTGTCAATGCAGAAATAACAAGAGGAATAGAACCACCGCCATTTACTTTGTATGAATGTTTTGAAAAATATCCAAATGTCAAGGATATTGCTTTTGCCTTGGGTGTAACACAAAGCGTTACGAACGGAATAACACAATACAATTTTTGGTCTGGTTCTACTGCACCAGAAGGAAATAATTTTCCATCAACTTATTTGTTGGATGTAAATTTAAATTCCGGAATAACAACTGAATGTGAATTAGTTCAGAACATCCTTGGATTGGCTTGGTCCGGTTGTCTGTGGGGATCACCTGAATCCGTCTGTAGTTGTACTTGTCCTTCGGTCGGTCCAAAGTACGATGCATATTTAAAACACAGATTAACCGTTGCAACATTCTGGAATACACCAAAATATGTTCCCGTCCAAAGAAGAGAATTTTTAGATGAAATTCAATATGGAAATCAAATTGAAATAACCGTTCCTGGTGATTTTACATTACATTTAGGATTGGTTGTTGAAATAGATGTTACCGGATCCAGTGGATACCCGTATAATACCTTTAATACACCTTTAAATGGCAAATATTGGATAATTGAAATTAAACATGTCGCAAGTAGTGGTGGAACACACGAGACTAGATTAAAATTGGCAAGAATGGCTGTGACATCTACTATATAAATATTATAAATGCCATCAAATACAAAAGATTTTTCAATTTTGTTAACAAAAGTTAACACCACAAATACCAAAAAAGATATTGGTATTGTTAGTGGATATAATAAATTAGTACAACAAATAGAACAATCGTGTAAAGTTAGTCCAGGAGAATTGATGGCTGATCCATTTTTTGGTACGTCGTATTTCCAATACACTTTTAATAGGGCTGGAACAAAATCTCTTACACAAGCCGCTATTGCAAATAGTATAAGATATTCAATGCCAAATATACAAAATTTGGTTGTACAACTTTCAGAAACAACAAATACGTCAATGATTTTTGATATTTCATTCAGCACTACGGATTTTGTTAATTCACAACAAACAGTAAATTGCACAATAGAGGTGCCCCTACCATGACATATAAGTTAAGCGGAACAAACGGATTAAATGTTTCTTCTTTGGATTTTGAAGAAATAAGAAATAATTTGGCGACCTTTTTGAATCAGCAACCAGATTTGGCAGATATAGATTTTACGTCATCCGGTAGTGCTGCTAGTATGATATTGAATATTCTTGCAACCGCCACAGCATACAATGGAGTATACGCGCAGTTTTCATACACCAATTCTTGGCCAGCATCTGCAAATTTTGAAGACGCCGTACTGGGTTGTGCATCTCTGGCATCAATTTTAGTTCCATACAAACAATCTGCATATGCAAATTACACACTAATTGTTGGTGAAAACGACCAAACTGGCGCTACTGGATCAGTTCCCGCATATACGGCGTTTGATGCAGTTGGTACCGATGGTTCGCAATTATATTTTTATAATATTGAAACTATACCATTTAACGTTTCTTCTTCTGTAACATTATATTCCGGATCTGCAGTAGAAACATTTACAAATTATGATTATACAACTCAATCAATTACTCTACCTAAAGATATAGATCCAGCAACAATTACAATGGTTGTTAACACATCTGGTACAAATACAACATGGACCAGAGTCGAAAAAGGAAGAGATGTATCTGGTACAAATCAAAATGTTTTCTGTGTTACACACTCAGTTGATGGATATAGAGTAACTAATGCATTGCCGTCTGCAACACAACTAACAACAAGTAGCAGAGTTGCTGTTACTGCCATATATTCAAATGGTTCATCAGGCAATGAAGCCACTATATCTCTTCCCATAGAATTCACTGCAAGTTATTATTCAGATGCCGCAAATGGATACGATGCGTTAAGCACAGAACAACTTAAAGCCAAATTTAACTTTAATTTTACAGGATATCAAAGATGTGTAACTTTGGAAGATTATAAAAATGCAATAGTAGCATCTGGAATATCTGGAACAGAAGATATTAATAATGTAACGGTTGCAAATAGTTCCATCCCATGTACTGTAAAAATTTATGTAACTGGACTATCTTCAGGAAACCAAACTATATTGATGAACTATCTTTCAAATCTTGCAATGGCAGGAATTAATTTAACATACTCATTATGATACTATTATTCAACCATATTCCGGTATCGCTTGAAGTAAAGATTAAAAAACTTGTTGAAAAAGCAAAACAAGCATATGGATCTGATTTTTATGACATTGCTGGATCAAGATGGAAAGGGGATCAATTAACAGTAGAATCTTTATTTCCAGAATGGGTTTTAAATGAATGTGTAAACGATCCTCAAAATAATATTGTTGTCAATCTTATTAAAAATTATTTAAGATGGTTGATGAGTCCACAGTATGGATATGGTGCAAATCCTGATTGGAAAACAATCAGAGATTATGGTGCCATGAATTCTATATTTTTACAAGGTTTGGCTGAATTTTATTTTCCAAATGCAGATTTTGGTTCGGAACCTTTAAGTAATGTGTTGCCAAATATAAGAAGATTTGCTATAAAAGCGGATGATAACTATTTTGTAAAAAAGGGAACACCAGAAGGTATCAAATACGCTTTGACTTGCTTGTTTGATCTGAATCCATCCACAACATCTGTGATTTACACATCACCCGGCATAATAACCATATCTTCAGATCTAGATTCATCTTATCAAAATTTTGTAAATAATTACTTGATTCCTGCTGGAGTCATTGCAATTTATCAATAATATGTTTAGTAAAATAATGTCATTTGCTATGGCGATTGCGTCTAGAGGGTTATCAAATAAAACAATTGATCTTCCCACAAAACAACTTAGAACTCTTTGTTGTTTTGGATTCTCAGACATAAAACCTTGCCACCATCTTAAAAAAAGCAATAATTCAAAATATTATTATTGTGGAGGATGTGGCTGCGGTGATAAAGAAAAAACATGGCTTTTAAGAGAAACTGGTCAATATTCAAAACTAGATTATCCAATATTAAATTGTCCTTTAAAAATGCCAGGATTCTCAAATTATGATCCAAATTATTTTACAAACGAGTCCAAGAATAGAAAAGAAAAAATAACCAATTTTAATCCAGAAAATTTAAAATACATACAAGTTACGGTTAATACTAATCCGTTAATTGAAAAATCTATAGATGATATAAACAAAATTATTAAAAATTCATAAATAATTTTATCATGCCCATCAGCACAAAACAAGATTTTATAGATTATGCATACAGACAACTAGGTGCGCCTGTATTACAAATAAACATAGATCAACAGCAAGCAGAGGACAGATTAGAAGAATCCTTGTTGTTTATGTATGAAAGGCATTTTGATTTTAATCAAAGATCTTTATTTTTAGTACCTATTTCGCAACAAGATTTAACAAATAGGTATTTCGACATTTCAACAATTGGCAGTGCATTGGGAGCCCAATTAAAAACGGATTCTTCTGGTGCAACTCAGTATTGGCCTGCCGCAAATGACATTTTAACTATATCAAAAGTATATCCTTTAGGAAATAAAATTGGAGATTATATTTTTGATATAAGATATCAATTAACTTTATACGATTTCTTTGGTCTTTATTTTAATCAAGCAGGAAACCAATCTCCTTTGGCTTCTTATATGGAAGCCATGTCTTATCTAGAAGGCATAAATGACGTATTTAATTATCCTGTAGCATTTACATACCAGAAGACAACAAATAGATTGTGGTTGGATATAGATCCAACATCTTTGGCTGGCAGTGGATACATTTTAATTGAAACATATACAAAAATAGATGAGGATCTTTATCCCAAAGTTTGGGACGATAGAATTTTTAGAAAATACTACATTGCTCTTTTGAAAAAACAATGGGCACAAAATCTTTCTAAATTTAATGGAATACCTTTGCCGGGTGGCGCATCAATAAATGCGGCATCTTTGATGTCAGAGGCAATGAAAGAAATAGCAGAAGTAGATGCAGAATTGAGAAAAGCATACGAACCTCCAATCGACCCACTAATAGGATAATATGGCAATTAATCCATACTTAAACACCACAACCTACAAACCAGAGCAAGATCTGGTTGAAAGTATAACCATTGAATTGATTCAAGGCGTTGGTCAAAATTGCTATTATGTTCCTAGAAATTATTTAAATTTAGATAAAGTTTTTGGTGAAGATCCAGGATCATATTTTACTAAAGCATATCAGTTGGAAATGTACATAATGTCTGTTAAATCTTTTGATGGAAATGACACAATAACTCAGTTTGGATTAGAAATAAAAGATAAAGTTACTTTGATGTTTGCCAGAAAAAGATTTCAACAAGAGGTATTACAATACGAACCTTCAATAATAAGACCAAGAGAAGGCGATTTAATTTATTTCCCATTGTCAAAATCTTTGTTTGAAATAAACTTTGTAGAGCATGAAAATCCACTTTATCCTCTAGGGAAATTATACTCTTACATGATAACCGCAGAATTGTTTACTTACAGTTATGAAAAACTTGATACTGACATGAATGAAATAGATAGAGTGATGTCAAATACAAGAGGGTTTTCTGGATCAACAATTATTCCTCTCAATAATGGTAAGGGAACAACCGCAGGAACAAATGATGTGTTGAATACCGAGGCTGCAGGATATACATTTGATCCAAACAATCCATTTGCAAATTGCGACAACTAAGGAATAACAATGTACGAATATTTTTACAACAAAAATCTAAGAAAACTTGTAGTTGCTTTTGGATCTTTGTTTAGTAATGTTCAGGTAGAGCATGCAAATCCAGATGGTGGAAATCCTTTACAAATAAGAGTTCCTATATCATATGCACCACAAGAAAAGTTTATTCAGCGCTGGTTGCAACCTTCATCAATTGACGATACAACCAGAATTGAAAAGACACTTCCTGTTATGAGTTATATCATAAACAATATAATTCCAGACCCATCAAGAAGAAGAAATAAATTTACTTATACAAAGGCATATGATTCAACTGGTGGCCAATGTGAAAATACAGGAAATCAAGTATTTCAAGAAGTTCCTGTAAATGTCGCATTTACGCTTTATATCTACACAAGACATATAGACGATACTTTACAAATAATGGAACAAATAATACCATATTTTAATCCAGAACATTTGATAAAGTTGAGCATGAATGAAGTAAACCAAGATGTTCAGATACCCATAATAATGGGAAACAATAGTGTTAGTGAACGATACGACGGAGAACTATCAAGTAG